ACCTTCGCAGCATCACCGCTTTAGTAAAAGAAGGAAAAGTTTGCCGCACTGTTGAAAGCATTGGAACGAATGCCGCGCCAACCGCATCGAGTAGTTACGCGCCAGATATTTTTGTCGACACCGCTCTAGATAACGAAAATGGTATTGGCAAATACGTTGATGTGATTGGCGTGGATAAAGCTAGTTTGCGGCAAGCTAAAAATTTCTGCATTAACAATAACTTGCCACGGCAAGAAGGGGGCGGTGCAATCAATTTGTTCATGGATGGTTTAATCGCTGATGTTGGATCGTGGCGTGAATTTTGGATCAATGCCGCGCCATTTAGCTTGCTGGAACTGGCAAGAAAAAATGGCACGGATACGCTGGTGCCAGCATTACCAACTAATTCTGATGGGCTTGCGGCAGATAACAACGGCTTGCCAATAGGATTTAATGTGTCCGCACTGTTTACAGCAGGCAACATTTTAGAAGGCTCATACAAAGAAGAATATCTAAATTACGGCACTGCAACAGAAGACATTATCGCATCCGTGATTTATCGGAAGTACAATGCAAAGGAGGTATTTAGCACTAAAGAAAGCGTTGATGTTAGCCTTGAAAACCCTCCTAGTACGGCAATACGAGAAACATTTGATCTAAGTCAATTTGTGACGCAACGCGAGCAAGCAATCATGTTCGGCAAGCTGCTTTGCAACCAGCGACGCTACATCCGCAAAGGCATCGAATTCCAGACGTTCCCATCCGAAGCAGTTATTGCGCCTGGTGATTTTATTTACGTTGATGTCGGCATGAAGCATTGGGACAGCTACTCTGCAGGCATGATTATGGATGGTGGCTCGTTGAACTCACCGTTGCTGGATGCGCGGCCTAACGGCACATATCAATTCTTGGTTTACAAAGGGCAAACAGGCGAAACAAAATCATTCAGCTCAGTGAGCGTCAGTAATGGTGTCGCGTCTGGGCTGTCCGATTACAAGGGCTGGATGTTTGTGATGGGCACGGAGAAGCCGCAAAAGCGTGTGTATCGTGTAACGGAGCTTGCAATCGAGGAAGAAGGTGAAGTTTCGGTCAAGGCGCTTGAGTATCCATGTTTTGAAAGTGGCGGCCAGCTTCGTGCGCGAATTGCAGACTTCCGTGCTAGCAAGTTCACGGTAAGCTAAGCTGAAGGTATTGATTCAGCCAGCTTATGACGTTTTACACTGGTCGCAACGGTTCGATGAAAGTAGGATCAACCTTTGTTGAAAAGGTTCGGGATTGGTCGCTGGAGACAACCGTTGAACTGCTTAGCACCAACACGATCGACAGCGGTGTAAACACTTTTGTTCCTGGCATCAAGGGCGCAACCGGCAGCGCAACACTGCTGTACTACCAAGCTGGCTCTACAAATTTTAAAGATATTTTATCTAAGATATTAAAAACAAGCGAAATCGGCACTCAAGATAGAGTGCAGCTTACTTTAAGAGTTGATGACGCAGGAAGCAACTCAATTCGATTTGACGCTTACATTACATCAGCAACTGTTTCTGTAAGCTCAGGCGAGCTAACTGTTGTACCGTTTAACTTCACTGTTGATGGAGAATTTAAAGAAGTAATTGCGTAAAGCCAATGGCATTTTACCTAGGTACCTACGGTAATATCCGCTTGCGTCGTGGCGCTGACGGAGATGCTGGCAACTTTAACGCAGCAATAAGTCCTGATGATATTAACACAACTTTAAACAGACTTGGAGTTGACCAGTCTATAGATAATTTGATAACAGGTGATCGTGTTGTTTTCACTACAACTGATAATCGCCGTTTGGATTTTATTTCAGACACAGGATTTGGTGAACTTGAATTTCTGCAAACTGAAGCCAGTGATCAGTTAATCACGCAGTCAGGAGATTCGCTGTTCAAAAATGGACTAACAGCTGATAATTTTACAGCTTATGTTAATGTAAATGCTGTTGGTGGATTACGTTTGTATCCAGAATTTGCTGATGCAATCAATAACGAGCGAACAACTGAAATAGCCCTTGATCCATTTACAAACGGCCCAATCAATACAAATTTAGCTGTACGCGACACACAGTTTAACATTCTTGGCAATGTTACCAGGTATGAATTTAATACGTCAAGAGATGCCATTGACGCAACTGCTCTTAGCGACAAATACAAGCAACAGTTTAATGCGGGTTTGCTCAGTGGTAGTGGGCGTATTGAATGTGCATTTGATTATACAACTACAGCAAGCACAGAGCCTCCTGTTGTCATGCTGCAAACAATCCAACGTTTGGACGCAGGATGCGCCTTTGATCTTGCTTTATATTTAACAGACAAAGAAGTTGTTCCGACTGTCGATAATGTCTTTTACTTAACTACAGCGGTAACAACATCAACAGGTATTTCTGTAGAAGCAGGTGGACTTGTGAACTGCACCGTTGATTTTGTCACGACTGGTCAGATTAGGCTTGTAATCGGCAGGCCTGTAGACTACATCTTGCGCGAAAATAACGGGCAGACTGCTGCTGAGCCGACACTTGACGACCTATTGCAGGAAATTACCGATTAAAATGGGTGCATGTGTCCTTGTAGTTTGGAGCTGGTGCCTTGGCTGATCAACGCATAGCGGAGCTGACTGAGCTGTCAAAAGTCGGAGTTGCGGCCAATGACGTCTTAGCCATTGTGGACATCAGCGGCTCTGAAACCAAAAAAGTCACAGCCAAAAACCTTGTTGATGCTGGCCTTGACCTGATTGATGTCAGCTCAATCGATTTAGACAAGCTGGATCAAAGCAGCACCACCAAGATCGGCACTACTGCCCTGGTGGATGATGGTGTCACTTACGCCAAGATTCAAAATGTCACAGCGACTGATCGCTTGCTGGGACGTAGCAGTGGTGGCGCTGGTGTTATCGAAGAGATCACCTGTACTGCTGCCGGCCGAGCACTTCTTGATGACGTCAGTGCTACCGCTCAACGCAATACTCTTGGCTTAGGCACTGGCGACAGCGCTACTTTCAGCAGTGTTACCGCAAATGTAACTGCAGCTACCGCCACGATCACTTCAGCGACGATCAGCAGTGGCACGATTACCGGCATCACTGATCTTGCGATTGCTGATGGTGGCACAGGTGCGTCAACGGCGGCCGCTGCACGGCAGAATCTCGGCGTTGAAATTGGCGTTGATGTTCAAGCCTATGATGCCGGACTGCAAAGCATTTCAGGATTGACAACTGCTGCAGATCAGGGCATTTACCTGACTGCATCAGACACCTATTCGGTTTACAGCCTTACGGCTGCTGGCCGAGCATTGTTGGACGATGCAGATGCCGCAGCACAACGCACAACTCTTGGGCTAGGCGGCCTTGCTACCTTAAGCACGGTTGACGCCGCTACGATTACTGATGGCAGCGTCGGCACAAATGAGCTGGCTGATTCTTCTGTAACGATCGGAAAATTAAGCCTAGTTGCTCAAGATTTAGCAGGCTCTTTGATCGCTAACGGCGGTATTACTGCAACTCAACTTGCTACTGATGCAGTTGAGACTGTAAAAATTGTCGACGATGCAGTTACTTATGCAAAGATTCAAAACGTAACAGCAGCCGATCGTTTGCTTGGCAGATCAACTGCTGGCGCTGGTGAGGTAGAAGAAATTGCTTGCACAGCAGCAGGTCGAGCATTACTGGACGATGCAGATGCGGCGGCGCAACGTACAACGCTTGGCCTTGGAACGCTCGCCACGCAAAGTGGTACGTTTACTGGCACGCACTCTGGCACTTCTAGCGGCACAAACACTGGCGATCAAACTATTACTTTGACGGGTGTTGTTACAGGTAGTGGCACCGGAAGTTTTGCAACAAGTTTTGGCGCAGGAGTTGTTAATACTGATGCTATAGCTAGTGATGCAGTTACTTACGATAGAATCCAAGACACGACGACTACAGATGTACTTCTTGGCCGAAGTACTGCTGGTGGCGGAACAATTGAGGAAATTTCATGCACCAGTGCAGGTCGAGCACTTTTAGAGGACACCGACGCAGCATCACAACGTATCACGCTTGGGCTTGGTGATCTTGCGGTTGCAAATGGCACTTGGACAGACGGTTCAAGTTTCAGCGGCACCAGCTCTGGCACCAACACTGGCGACCAAACCATCACGCTAACTGGTGCAGTCACTGGTAGCGGCACTGGCTCGTTTGCCACTACGCTTTCTTCCGACATCGTCGCCTCAGTAAACCTGCAGGCCGAATCGGTCACAACCGCAAAAATCCATCCTGATGCCGTAAACGAAGACAAACTTGGCGATCAATCAACGTGCATTGTCAGCAACGCATCGCCAACTGGCAACGGCGCTTATATCGGCCAAGGTTGGTTCAACTCTTCCACCAACCTTGCTTATCGATGGGACGGTGGTGCATGGGCACAAGAAGCCGGTATTCAGTCAATCACAATTACTGATTCAACGCCACTTTCAGTTGTCGTCAGCAACCCTGACGCATTTACGGCAAACTTAACACTTTCACTAGACACACAAGGCGCAAACCTTGTTTTTGTCGGACCTGCTTCAGGTTCAGATGCCGCACCAACATTCCGCGCTCTGGTTCCGACTGACTTGCCGGATGCAACTGCATCAGCAAAAGGCATTATCCAGCCTGGTACGGGACTAGCCGTTGCGAGCGGCACACTAAATCACAGCAACAGTGTCACAGGCGCAACCAAGAGTGGTATTACATTCGACGCGCAGGGTCACATTACTGCTGCTGTTGATTTAGTGGCCGGAGACATCCCAGATCTGGATGCTTCGCAAATTACAGGAGGCGCTTTTGACTCAGACCGCATCGCCGCTGGAGCGATTACCGCATCAAAGCTTGCCGACAAATCCACCGCATCAATTGGCGAAACCCTGCCAGCTGCTGCATTTACTGGACAGCTCCACTTCAACCCACTTGATAAAAACTTCTTCCTGTGGGACGGCAACGTCTGGCAGTCGCTTGGTATTTCAGCCGGTGCAATTATTCTTGCTGGTACTTACGACGCAAGCACTAACCAGATCGCTTCAGTCACTAATGATGGTTCAGCTATTGGTTTGAGCGTCGGCACTGGACTGCCAGACAGCGCCTCAGCCAACAGCAACTACTACTTAGTTGTGTCTGAGGCAGGCACTGGTACGTCTCCCGCACCAACTGTTGCGCTCGCACCACCTGACCTGTTGCTTTCTACAGGTAGCGAATGGCTTGAGATTGACGTAAGTAGCACTTACACAGCGCAGACAGCCAACAATGTTGCTTTTTCACCGGCAGCAAATCTTGGCTCAACTAACGTGCAGTCTGCGCTTGAAGAAGTCAGTAACGAATGCCGCGATGTAGACAACATGACCAGCGGCGTGCTGGATGTTGCTCGCGGTGGCACGAACATTGCATCTTATACAAAGGGCGATCTGATCGCTGCAAGTGCAACGACAACACTTAACAAACTTGCTGTCGGCGCAAACGGCTACATCCTGAGCGCAAACAGCAGCGAAGCGACTGGCCTTGAGTGGATTGAAAACAAGGTTGGTACGGTCACAGAAGTTACGGCGTCTGCACCGCTTAGTGTCACAAATGGCACGACAACGCCTGCACTGACGATCAGCACTGGCACGACAAGCGCCGTCGGTGTCCTGCAACTGACTGATGGTGTCGCATCATCTAGCACTACAACTGCTGCCACACCTAATGGCGTCAAGACGGCCTATGACTTGGCTGCACTGGCAATGCCAAAAGCCGGTGGCACGTTCACTGGTCAGGTGCTGATTGGCAATACCAGCAGCTTTGTGTTTGAAGGCGCAACTGATGACGCATTTGAAACAACTTTGACGGTCGCAGACCCTACCGCAGATCGCACTATCACACTGCCGAACAATACGGGCACAGTCGCTTTGACCAGCCAACTTGATGACGGCACTTTTTAATCAGTAAGATAGGAAAGTAATCACCGGCCTTTCATAGGCGTTAAGGATGCCTCTTCAACATCTGCGTAGCAGCACCGCACACAAGCGGCCAATCCCGACCGTAATGTCGGCTGGTCAGATTGCGGTCAATACAAACGAGGCATCACCAGGATTGTTTTTTAAGGACAGCAACGGCGACCTGGTGAAAGTTGGTCCGGTGCATATCGGCACTGACGCACCAAACAGTTCACCAGCAAGTGTTGCAGCGACCGCACTCGTCACCGGCACTGTTTATCAGATTCTGACGGTTGGTACGTCTGACTTTACGCTGGTCGGCGCTTCTGCCAATACTGTTGGGACTATCTTCACGGCCACTGCTGCGACAACTGGTACTGGCACGGTGTCAGGCCAGCAAGGTGTCGAGAAGGGTGAGATGTGGTTGGATACCACTGGTGGAACGTATGTGCTGAAGATTTACGACGGCACTGACTGGCGCAGCGAGTCTGGCACGTTCGTTGATGTCAGCGGCGACACGATGACGGGCCAGCTCAAGCTGGTGGGCGATCCTGAGGCAGACGAGGACGCTGCACGGAAAAAATATGTAGATGATCAAATTGCGAATCTTGGCGCCTTGCTTTTGCAATAGTGCTAACGCAAAACATCTCACCTTTTAGCAAGGTGCTGCCGATCGTTATCGCGGATTTGATTGAGAGTGCAGGTAGTGGCACGGCAGCCGCACTCCAGGCACAGCTAGACGAAAAGCACGCACCAACGAAAGCGGCTGATGTGCCCTGGGGCTAAACTGCAATAGGAGGCACCAGAGGCACCTGTGATCGAAATCTACGCAGCGGTATTAGGTGCCTCGATCGGCATTGCTGGGATGTCCGTATCGGGCTTCACCCGCCGCACCGGTGAATCCCGCGAAGCAGTGATCCGTCTCACTGCAGCGGTTGAATCGATTGCCGGAAAACTGGAGGAGCTGCACCAGGACATGAAGGAAGATCGGAAAACGATCTACACAAAGCTCGATGAGCATGGCAACAGGATCACATTGCTTGAAAGCAAGAATCGCTAGAGTTGAGGCATGAGCTATCTACTCTCATGCACATCGAAGCAATCCTCGCCTCCCCGATCACCTGGATCGTGATCGCCGCCGCATCTGAGATCATCGCCCTGTCGCCCCTGCGTGACAACAGCGTGATCCAGCTGGTGTTCCATGCGCTGCGTAGCCTCAAAGCAAAAAAGGGCTGATCCCTGCTGACGGTCGCTGGCTGTGGCGGTTTGACACACGTTTACCGTTGCAGGATTTGCAGCGTGCGATCAACCGCCGCAAGTTCGAGGCGACGTTGAAGCCACGGCTCGACGCTGAGATCGAGGATTGGCACGCTAGCCAGCCAAGCACCGGTCCTCGTACGGTGGTTGTGGAAAGCAGCGACCCCGGTACAACACCTCTTGGCGGGCCAATCTCCATCCGTTACGAATGGGCCGATGAGCGCGAAACCGATCCGACTGCTTGACCTGTTCAAGTATTACAAAAAGCTAGGGCATCAAACCGCCGCTATTCAAGAGCTGGAGGCAGCCATCAATGCCTCTGCGCCTAAACTGCTTGCGCGTGATCAAGACTGGTATTCAACGTGGTCAGCAGCGGTTGAAGCGCCGGCCAGTTACGACAACGACTGGAATGGCATCATGGCCGCCGCTGCAGTTGCTGGCGCCAAGCTCCCTGAAGTCGTTGCAGCGCAATGGGCACTCGAATCCGGCTGGGGCAAGCACGTCTCAGGCCAGCACAATTACTTCGGGCTCAAAGGCGGCGGCACATCCACCACAACACGCGAGTTCTTGGATGGGCAATGGGTCACGATCACCGATAGCTTCATCGATTTTCCATCTCTTGCCGCCTGCGTCGAGTACCTCGTCTCACGATGGTATAAGGACTACCGACAGCACAAAGGCGTGAACCGCGCTGATGATCGCAACGAATGCGCTCGGCTGCTGGTCGCAGAAGGCTACGCGACCGATCCGAAATATGCCGAGAAGCTGATCGCGATCATGGATTCGCAGCTCGGTAAACCAGGTGAGCGCATCCTTGATGTGCCCTACGAGTATCAACTCGACAACCTGTCCGGCACCGGAT